GGTCAATTCCTTATACAAGGCGCTAAATATAGCAAATCATTATCTGGTAGTTTTACAGAAATTTCCATCGTGAATAAAGGGGCGTTTGATCTTGAATCATTAGTAGCATCCAATAACGATTTTGGAGATAAATTAGTAAATAAAACTGGAAGTGGAGAAAGCGTTATAGATGCCTTGGAGGCTATTTAATTGAATTTTTAAATTGTGCTAATGTCATTAAGGCGCTAGTACCAAAATAACCACTCACAATCTGCTTAGTAATTGGATATGCTCTGAATGCTAGTTTTACAACTTGACTATCTTTAAAGCTTTCGGTGATTAATCCAAATGATTTACTCCTAAGAACATAACAATGAATAGACTCAAGATAAACAATATCTCTGCCTCCACCTAATAAATATTTGTAAGCCTTTAAATATCTATTATAAGAAGTGCAGCGCAAAGAGCCCTTAGGTATTACTATAACTTGATCATCATTAGCTTTTTCTATATTTTTCCAGTAAAACTTCTGCAATCCTTTATCGTTTCTAATATCGACCTTATAAATCGATTTAGGCTTTGCAAATACAGTTGTTGATATAAATATTAAAAGTATTGTAAGTAATATTTTCATTATGCTTTTACTTTAACTTGACCGGCTGTAACAATCGTACATGCTCCACCAACGCTATCAGTTATTATTGCCGCATCGTTTAAAACAAAACCAGTTGCATCGCCTAGAGAAACATCAGGTGCGCTCAGCGTAATCTTAGCTGATGCTGTTATATTTAGATTTTTTAAGGCTGTTGCAAGAAAATCTTTTGCTCCAGTAACCTCAACATCGCCATTAGCTTTAAAAGTAACCATATTTCCTTTCTTAAAATTTCCAACAGCCTTTTCAGTTGGCTCAAGAGATGGCTGCAAAGGGACGTTATATGGAATGCAGCAGGCGTTGGATTCTTCATTCATTGGCAAGAATATTGCGCATTGTGAACTATCGTCAGGCTCTATATTACTAGCGTCACCATAATTCTGCAACACAAGTAGATCCTTGAATACTCTTCCAGCTAAGGACTCCACCTCTGCCCTCTTGCCGCCGTCTGTCATTTTTAAAATATGTCCTTTATAGTGCATAAATGTTAATTAAATTTTTATTACTTATATTATAAATTAATTATTCTATTTATTCAATACAATTCAATCTATTACTGTTTGACAATTGACTAAAAACCTCATAAACGCTAATCTTTTACTTATAATTAAGATAATAACATATAAATGGCTATTGATTTAAAATTTAATCAGGATTCTTTAGGAAAATGGCATTTAGACACTGAAAACGGTGATTTAAAGAAAACAGACAGCCTAGATACCGCTATTTATATTTCATTGTTTGGCGAAAAAAGAGCTAGTATCTCACAAGTTTCAGAGCCGACATTAAGAAGGGGTCACTTTTCTAATGAATTTAGCGAAGTTTCCGGATATGAAGAAGGGTGTTTATTCTGGCTTTATACTTCACAAGCCCCTTTGACGGATAAAGTCTTAGCTCAGATTAACGATAGCGTCGGAAATGGTTTAAAATGGATGGTAGAAGATAAAATTATAACAAAAGTAAACTCAGTGGTCACTAAAGTAAATGGCGGGGTAAATATTGAAGTAAATATTATAAATGGTTTTGAAAAAGACAGTAAGTATTATAATTTATTTGTAAACTTAACTAACTAGAATGGCAATAGATATACAAACCTTACAGCAGTTACAATCACGGATAGCTAATGAAATGATCTTGTCTATAAATGCTGGTCAAACTGATACCACTAAATTTGTCACAGATATTAGAAATAGCGCAATTGGTGCTATTGGTGATTCTATGTCCGCAGGCTTTGATGAAAATAATGATGTTTTAAGACAGTTGATAATACAGTTGTTTCCTTGGAGTGCGACGGGTATTTACCTTGACTTATGGGCTGCTTGGTTTGGCGTTACTAGAAACCCAGGAGTTCAAGCCACTGGTAATGTAGTTTTTACTGGCATAGCTGCAACATCTATTCCTAGTGGCACTTTGATTCAAAAAGCTGATGGCACGCAGTATGCGACAACAACAACCAAATCTATTTCATCAAGTATAATTTCAGTTATCTCAATTACCAGATCAGGAACAACGGTAACGGTAACTACCCCTAACGCTCACAATTACGCAACTGGAATCAGTCAAGATATTAGCGGCGCAGTTGAAACAGATTACAATATAACTGCCGTAATTACAGTAACTGGCGAAAAAACATTTACTTACCGAGTCGCAGGAACTCCCACAACACCCGCTACGGGAGCGATATTATCAACAGCAACTACTGTCAACATCCCAGTCATAGCCAGTAAATTCCTTGATACAGGAAACGCTATTGCAGGATCTCAATTATCAACTGTCAGCTCTTTACTTAATATAGATGACGCTTGTTTTGTTGGATATGCTGGATTAATAGGTGGACTTAATATAGAGCTTAACGAGGCCTTAAGAATTAGATTACAAGAAAGAACTTCCAATTTTACAGCTCCTTTTTCAGTTTCGGGAATCCCGGTATTTATTAGACAAAAAGTTCCTGGAGTGACTAGAATATGGGTAGAAAGTGCAACCCCTGCCGCTGGATCAGTTACAATATACTTTACAAGAGATAACGATTTAAACATTATACCGAACTCTACGCAAGTTTTAGCTGTTAAAAGTGCAATAATTGATTCAGCAACTGGCATCACTCCGGCAAATACTGCGGATAGTGGAGTTGTAGTGACTTCACCGACTGCGGTAGTAACTCCGTTTACTTTTACGGCCTTGTTACCAAATACAGTTGATATGCAAACGGCGATTACAAATACTTTAGCCGATTACTTTAAAAGCGATTCTGTAAATATTTCAACTAATATTACAGCTAATGAATATAATGCTTTACTTTTTTCGGTAATTGATTCTAGTGGAAATTCACCAACATTCACTTTGTCTGAACCGTTTGGAAATATAACAGTAGGAGTTGGGGAATTGGCAATCTTGGGAACTATAACATATCCATAATATGAACTTTATAGAATCCAGATCACAAGAAGAGCAGGCTACAGTCTTAGCGAGATATTTGCCAAACAATAGACTATGGCAAGATAAAAATGTTGATGGGTCAGTTTTAAGAAAAATATTACTTGGCCTATCGGCGCAATGGTTAGATTTTAGAGATACTGTAAACGAAGTGAGTGAGAATTATGACCCGACGAAAACAACCTCATTAATTGTAGAATGGGAAAAATTAGTAGGAATACCTGATTCTTGCTTAGGAAATTCTGGAAATTTAGAAGAGAGAAGAATAAATATTTTGTTGAAATTATCAGGAATTAATGCAACCACAGCAAAACAATTTGAAACGGTTGCGGCAGTTTTGGGATTTACGGTAACAGTTACTAATGGAATTGACGTAGGTTCATTTCCTTTAACATTTCCAATTATTTTATTAAGTGCTGCAACTGCACCTTTTACAATAGTTGTCAATTTAGATTCTAGTTTAGAGCCTAGTGGATTTCCTTTGACATTTCCAATAACTCTAACTTCGTCAGCTCCTGAGCTTTTGAAGTGTTTTTTTAATAAATTAAAACCAGCTAATACAGTGGTTATTTTTAGGTATGTATAACTTTAATAAATAATAAATATGGCAAATTTCCCAGTAGGAAAAGTAGATGGAAACCAACTGCAACCAGCAGATTGGAATCAAATAGCTTCCTTGAATAATGCAGTTTCTAGCACTAGTCAGACCCCTTCTGATGCAGATCTCAATCAAATTAGCAAAAGTTTTGCAGAATATGCAGCATCTAGTACATTTTATACAGATAGTGGGTCAGCAAATGATTATACTTTAACATCAATTAATTCTTTAGAAGCTCCCGCATCCTATGTAGATGGTATGACAGTAAGATTCAGAACTGCCAATGCTAATACCGGAGCTAGTGTTGTTAATGTTGCTACCTTGGGAGATATTGATATAACGCAATCGGATGGAACTAGTAATCTCACGGCTGGTCAAATTTCAACAACTCAAGACACTATATTAAGATATGATTCAGTTCTAGGTGTATTTATAATCCCATATATAAATCCAAGTAACTTAGTGCCAATTGGTACAATTATAACATTTGCAGGTAGCGCGCCCTCCGGACCGTATGTGCCATCAGGATTTTTACATGCCAATGGTGCAACTATCAGCAGAACGGTTTACTCAGCTCTATTTTCTGCTATTAGAGACGTTTTTGGAGCTGGTGATGGCACAACAACTTTTAATATCCCTGATTTGCGAGGTGAGTTTATTAGGGGTTGGGATAATGGTAGAGGAATTGATGCAGGAAGGACTTTTGGTACTACTCAGGGTGATGCTTTTCA